TTTGACGCTCAGAAGTTTAACACGAGAGTTTTATTGAGACAGGCTCCACTTCAAAAGTTAGCTTAAGGATCTTGCATTAAGCAGACACCTGTAGTCGTTCGTGTTCCATCCGGACAGTTCTTTGCTTTCTGTTGATTCGACATATCGGTAAAGTGTTCAGGGACAACTCGTTGAAGAATATAGAACGCAACAGCAAATCCTAGAATATATAATAACCACTTAGAGGCTTTCGTCATTTATATTCTACTCCATCAAAATAGTCATCTTCAAAGTCAAAACTGAATGTGAAGGTGAACCCCTCGGGATTAGTATATGTGAACTCCATAGTCTTTATTAGTTATTTTACTCTAAACCTAAAAATTTACGACCAATTTTTGAACCGACAAACATTAATGTGGTTCCAATAAGTGCAATGGTTGAATGCTGAGGCATAGACTTAAAAAGTAGAACGTGAGAAATAATAAGAATTGAGAACCCTAACCAAAACATCAAAGTGTAAAAATCCATTCTACTATACTACTAGAAAAAGTAATCTAAAAATAAGTCTTACTGATCCAGTTGCGATCGGTTCGGTAGGTATTTGCACGTGTTGGAGCTACGTTTTTATTCAGGACTGCAATTGCATTCAACTTACGAAGTGTTGAAAGACGACCATATTTACCTACTGCTTTAGAAAGTGCAGAATGACGTTTCTCTGCTGAATCTGTGTGATCATATCCAACATCCTTGAGGTCACCTTGTTTAAGAGGTCCAATTACAGCAGGTCCCTTTCCGGGATTTCCTTTGTTCTTAATACAAGACGCTTTGACGCGATAGGTAGTTCCACGATTCAAAAGACGTCCAAGAATTGTCTTCTTTTTGCGTGTTGCAGTGTATCCTTCTCTAAGAATCTGTCCACTAGGACATGTTTTTCCACCTTTTAAAAGACTTGAGATGCGTGTATCGTCTTCATGCATTTGTTAATCTATAGTATTTTTTCGGTTCGGACAGGTAGAACAACCTTGTTGAGGAGTTTCTAAACGTGCCTTCCACATATACATGAAGAAGACAATCAATGCAAGTAAAGTGACGCCTAACATTACCATTTACTTACAAGATAGAAATCCTTCCTCTTAAAAAATCTGGTCATTTTGTAATGAAAGGTGGAGGAAACTGTTCATCTACTAGTGATACTGCTTGCGAGGTTCCTGAAAAGGTCCCTGAAAAGGTGGATGAATTAAAACAAGTTCTTTTACGAATTCAAGAGTGTAGAAAGAAGATTGAAGCACTAGAGAATGAAATACGAGCAATGCCTAAAAATACTGATCATGAAAGGACTATGGCAAAGATTAAAGTATTGAGTCTACGAGGACAACGTGAACATTGTAAACGATTAGAACAACTTTGGCATGGAAAGAAACAACTTGGTAAGAGTAGACGCTCACTTAAACATCGCAAAACTCATAAGAAGAGATGGGCATCCCGTACTACGTTGCGTCGCTCCTAAGAACACATAAACATATTCAAAAAGAGATTGGAAATCTCCGTATAGATTGTCAAGTATTAGGATTGGATTTTAATGCATTTATTCATACCTATTTGAAACCTGAGAACCCCATTGGAAGTGTCGTAGTAGCGTTACGGAACTTCTTACGGGATGTAGCCTGTGGAAAGAAAGTGTTGATTGCGTTGGATGGATTGGTTCCCTATGCAAAGATTGTTCAACAACGCTATCGTCGTATGAAGAAACCTGAACCTTCTCTGTTTGATAAACATCAAATCTCACCTGGAACTCCGTTTATGATTGAACTGGAAGACACATTGCGATTCTGCTTTCCTGACTGTATTCTGTCTGGAACCGATGAACCCGGTGAAGGAGAACATAAGATCTTCAAGTGGCTTCAAGCAATGGAACCATCTGAACGTAAGGATATATTGATCTACGGAATGGACGCTGATTTGGTATTGATTTCTGTTGCTCAGTCATCTCTTGGATCCATTAAACTCATTCGTGAAAACCGAGATTCGGGGTATTCAACGTTTGATATCAGCGCATTATGTAAGGTTCTACCTATAGATCCGGATGATTGGGTTCATATGTGTATCTTTTGCTTTGGTAATGACTTCATGCCAAACCTTGCGATGTTTTCATTGCGAGAAGATGGATATTCGCGAGCAGTTCACTTTATAAAAAAGAATACATTGAAAGGTGCCGTCAAAGATGAACTTAAGGTTATTCTAAAACGCGCCAAAGATGCAGACAGGAAAATTGTTGCAAAAGATGGTCATGCTCTTGAAAGTCGTATTGCACTTCATTTGATGGATGGTGTTCTAGATTGGAGTAAAGTTGAATATGCGTATGAAAAGACATTTGAATGGACATTACACTATTTCAAAACTTCGGATGTTCTAGATTGGTGTTGGTATTATCCTTACCCTGAAGCGCCTTTATTCTCATCGGTCACTGAAAAGGAAGAACGAACCCTAGACTTCACATGGGAACATCCAACTCCACCTTTTGGAATCAAAGAGCAACTTGATTTCATTCTTCCAGGAAGAGGTGTATTTCCAGATGAATTCTACGATGAAGGACCCGATTCAAGACATATGTGGATGAAATCGTATGCCTGGGAAACTGATCCTTACATTTCACTTCCTTGGAATCCTGTGACTCCACTTACTCATATTACTTTCGGACTTGGAACCGACCGCCAGTAAATCCCATACGAGGAGCAAGTCTTGTATCCACACGAACTGGACTAGGTATTTCTTGAGTAGGAGAATCTAATACATGTCCTGGTAAAACGACTGTATCTTCTGGTATATCGCGTTCAAAATTGTTTTCATGAGTTCGTACATATTGAGTTTCAATTTTCATCATTTCTTGGATCTTTTTCAATGCAGTAAATCCAGAAGCGTCCTGCATTGTACGCCAGAAACGTTGGATATGATTTAAATATGCACTTCGATACTGTTGTGCTGATCTAGATTTTACATTAATTCTCAATACATCAAAACATGCTGCAACTGTTGAATAAATGGGTTTATTCAATCTCCGGTTCACAGAATTGTGAACTCGAAATGTGAAAAGTAGAAAATCACGTCTAGACGATAACAATTGTGGATAGTTTCGTCGGTATGACGCCAATGCAATTCCAAAGTGTTCTCTACAACTTGGACATGTTATGGTCGATTGAAACATATCTAACCACGCTTGAGTTAATGTCTGTTCGGTTTGAGTTGGTGAATCAGGGTAGCATGATGCAACAGAATGTAGAGTCATCCACCCAAGTGGTCCCCAAATAGAAGTCATTACATTTACTTTGCGACAATCATTCCTGCTTCCATTCCGCCTTCTAATATTTCTCGAACAATATGAGGTGGAGTTTTTGAATCCACTGAAAGACCTGATTTACGAAGTTGATCACGAACTTTTACATCGGTCATACTCTTTACTTTTTGTTTAATGGTTTTGCGTCGTAGTGCTGCACCCTTTTCAGTGAGAATCTTTAGAGTTCCTTTGCGGTAAGGTGGTGGTTTTGCAGGATCACGAACGCCTACAATTGGGTCCTTTTTAGAACGTGTTCCTTTCATGACACCACGTGGATACGTTCGCATTGACTTGTGGCGACTACTTGCAATCTGAGGAGCAGGATCGGAATGATCCACCTTTTGAATTTTGACACCGGACATGCTTATTCAAAATGGATAGATATATTTACAGCGAACAAGACCTCATACTATTACCATGTCGTCAATTGAATGGGAAGCAGTTCGTTCGTATTTCTCAAATGGTGTTCGTAGAATGGTAGATCATCAGGTGGATTCGTATGAGGACTTTATCCGCAATAAGATTCCGTTGATTATTCAGTCAACACCTCCTATTACTGTTTGGCATGAACAAGATGAGACCCTCAAGAAGTACAAATATGAGTTCAAGTTATCGTTTGAGAACATTTCCTATATTAAACCACGAATCCAAGAAGCAACAGGACGAGTTAAACCTATGCTCCCTATGGAGGCGCGTATTCGCAACTTTACATATGCAGCACAGATGTATGTAGACGTTCGCTTTATTGCACGAACCTACAAGGGTCCATTGTTAGATACCTACGATGAGGAATCACGAGTGTTTGAAGGCATCAGTCTAGGCAAGATTCCAGTCATGCTTGGATCCAGTCTGTGTTTGCTAAAGGACTATCCATTAAGTCTAGAAGCGTATGGTGAATGTGCACACGATCCTCTAGGATACTTCATCATTCACGGATCTGAACGTACAATTCTGTGTCAAGAAAAGGTTGCTGACAATCGCATCATGATTTTCCAGAACAAGAAGTCAACCTCCAAGCACTTGTATTCAGTTGAAATCAAGTCACTTCACGAATCCTTCACTCTTCCTCCAAAGAAATTGGAGATTCGAATAAGTTCCAAATTCAATGGATATGGAAACCCATTGACTGCATGCGTTCCAAGGTTTCGTGAAGACATTCCAGTAGTCGTGTATTTCCGTGCATTAGGTGTTCTTACTGACAGAGAAATCACTCAAATAATCTGGGGATCCTTGGACGATCCACATGTAGAGTTATTGGCAGCATCCTTTCGTGACGCATCTGAACTTGGAATCTTTACTCAGCAAGAAGCCATTTCATACTTGACCAATCACTTGCAATATGGAACCAATCAAGAAGATAAGTGCGCCTATGTCCGTCAACTCTTGAACTCTGAACTCTTACCTCATGTTCGATTTGCAGGTGAACTGACAACAACACCAATTCATAATGCACGTAAAACCATGCTCATGGGTTCCATGATTCACCGACTTCTACTGACCTATTGCAAACAGATTCCTCTGGATGACAGAGATGCATATCCTAATAAACGCGTAGTGACTACTGGATCCTTGTTGACTCATTTATTCCGTCAATTATTTCAGAAAGTCTGTAATGATACTCGTAATGAGTTTGTTCAAGAAGTGAACAATGATACCTGGAAACGAGGTGAACCTCGTCCAATGGATATTTTGAATACCAATAATCTATACAAGATTCTCAAACTCTCAGCAATTGAGGGTAAATTGAAGCAGGCGTTAGCAACAGGTAACTTTGCAGTTCAAGGATTAGGAACAGTGTCTTCAATGTCCAATGCATCCAAAGTAGGTGTCTCTCAAGTCTTAGGTCGTATGTCTTATGCGGCAACCATCAGTCACTTGAGGCGTATTCAGACTCCTGTTGAAAAATCGGGTAAGTTATTGGCACCTCGTAAACTCCACGGCACATCCTGGGGATTCATGTGTCCAGTCGAAACTCCAGAAGGTCATTCAGTCGGTATTGTTAAGAACATGAGTTTATTGACTTCAATTTCACAACATGTTCCTTCAAGCACTGTGCTACACTTTCTACAAGATGACGCACGATTGACTTGGATTTCAACTCCAAAAGTCTATACTGGAACTTCCATCACAGTGAATGGAGTATTGGTTGGATATACAGAAAAACCCTATGAAGTAGTTTCATCCTTGAAACTTGCAAAGCAAACTCGTAGATTGCATCCACACATTTCAGTTGCATGGTATACGATGATGAACAACATTTCAATTGAAACCGATGGAGGACGTTGTGTACGTCCAGTCTTCAGAAAAGGATGTGAACCTCCAAAGGATCGAACAAGTTGGAATGAATGGGTACATTCATGTGTGGATTACATTGACCCTTCTGAATCTGAGACACTTCGTATTGCAATGACACGTGATGAACTTACTCCTTCACATACCCATTATGAGATTCATCCATCATTGATTGTAGGACATATGGCGTCTACGATTCCATTGTCAGATCATAATCAATCTCCTCGTAATACCTATCAATCTGCTATGGGTAAGCAAGCAATGTGTATTTACGCAGGCAACTTTGCAAAACGTCTGGACAAGAACGCGTATGTTCTCTGTTCTATTGCGAGACCGATTGTAGAAACACGTGCCATGAACATTCTCAAGATGCATGAGATGCCTTTCGGTATGAATGCGATTGTAGCAATTGCCTGTTACGGTGGATACAATCAGGAGGATTCAGTTATTATGAACAAGTCTGCAGTTGAACGTGGATTCTTCAGAGGACTCTATTACGGTATGTACAAGGATGAAGAGCATCGTAACGTCACATCCGGTCGTGAAGAAAAGTTCATGAAACCTCAAAAGCATGCAACACGCAAGTACAAAAATACTTCCTATGAAGCAATCTCTGAATCAGGTCTTCCTATCATCAACTCAGTGCTTCAAGAGAATGATGTAGTGATTGGTAAGGTTGTCAACTTACGAAATGATGCAGCAGGATATGCATTCCGAGACGCTTCTACAACACACAAGAACTCTGAACCCTGTCGTATCGACGGAGTCTGGCAAGATAAGAATTCAGATGGATATCCTTTCATAAAAGTGCGTACCGTATCTGAGCGTATTCCACAAATTGGTGACAAGGTCTCTTCTCGTCACGGACAGAAGGGAACCATTGGAATGTTGATGGAAGAAGAGGATATGCCTTTCACAGCAAGTGGTCTTCGTCCAGACATCATCATGAACCCTCACGCAGTTCCTTCTCGTATGACAATTGCTCAATTGATGGAGAACATCTTTGGAAAGATTGGTGTACGTAAAGGAACCTTAGGTGATGGAACACCCTATTCACATTTGAAGGTGGAAGATCTCAAGAAACACATGGTTGATTTAGGAATGCATCCTTACGGTAATGAGATTCTCTACAATGGTCAGACAGGTGAGATGATGCAAGCAGAGATCTTCATGGGTCCTACCTTCTATCAGCGTCTCAAACACATGGTGATTGATAAGAAGCATTCGCGTGCACGAGGACCGATTGTATCATTGACTCGTCAACCTTGCGAGGGTAGATCACGTGATGGAGGATTGCGTGTAGGTGAGATGGAAAGAGATTGTATGTTATCACACGGCATCTCGGTGTTTACCAAGGAGCGTCTGATGGATGTTTCCGACCCATTCAATACAGGTCTTTGCAAATCATGTGGAACACTGGCAGTAGTGAATCCAGTTGAAGGTATATATGCATGCGGTGTTTGTGGAAACAAGACGGACTTTATCATGAAGACCATCCCGTATGCGATGAAGTTATGGATGCAAGAGTTGGAAGCAATGCATATCACACCTAAGATGATACTGGAATAGGATCATCAGTTTGAACCATTGTATTCAAACTTTCACGAGAAGGTGATTTTGTCATTCCAGACTTAAATCTATTTGCATCCTTTCTAACTAACCACGCAAGGCATCCTCCAACGACTAAAATTCCAACAATAGCGACGATTCCAATTGGGTCCATTTTTTAATTGTCGCGTTCAGTCTGAAAGTTTGTCTCATCTTAAAACAAAATGCCTGAGACTACTGCTGCTGGAAACTACAATCTACCTGGAATGGGAGAAGGTCAATCTGCTGGACGCCGAACCCGCAAGGGACCTTCTGCTAAGGCCTTAAAGCGCGTCCTCAAGTCACACGGACTCAAATCCTCTGGTAAGAAGTCCACTCTTCGCGCCCGTGCTAAGAGAGCACACCTCTTGAGCAAAGCTTAAATTATAACATAAAACAACCCAAACTTTTGACATATACATGTATGAGTTTGGTGCGTCGCCGTAGCCTGTAAATAATTTTTCTTGCGCTTAAGCAAACAATATGGGTGGTGGTCTTTTACAACTTGTCAGCTACGGTGCACAGGACATCTACATCTCTGGTAATCCCCAGATTACCTTCTGGAAGGTGCTTTACAAGCGTCATACAAACTTCGCCATGGAGTCCATTGAGGTCACCTTCAACGGCCAGGCCGACTTCAACAAGCGTGTGACTGCAGTCATCAACCGTAACGCGGATTTGATGTACCGAACATACGTTCAAGTCGTTCTCCCTGCAGTTGACTTGTCTGCTGGCGCTGTTACTCAGCTCCAACGATTCCGATGGCTAAACTACATCGGTCACCGTCTCATCAAGACTGTTGAACTCGAGATTGGCGGTCAGCGAATTGACAGACAGTATGGTGACTGGATGCAAATCTGGACTCAATTGTCCCAGGATGTCGGCACCACTGAGGCGCTCAATGACATGATTGGCAACACTCATGATCTCGTCCTCATGAAGGACAGACGTGGTTATACATTAGATGCTTCATGTGCTGGTTCTGAGCTCACCAACTCATGTGCTCCCCGTGCAGGCACCCCAGCACGAACATTGTACATTCCTCTCCAGTTCTGGTTCTGCCGCAACCCTGGTCTTGCAATCCCTCTCATTGCACTCCAATACCACGAGGTCCGTATCAATGTTGAGTTCGAACAGTGGATCAACTGCACCTACTATGAGTTGACCGTTGGTTCAACTGCCCCCACCAGCATCCAATCCTTGACTGCTGCGTCACTCTACATCGACTACATCTACCTCGACACTGAGGAGAGACGCCGATTTGCCCAACAGACCCACGAGTACTTGATTGAGCAACTCCAGTTCACTGGTGCTGAGTCCATCACATCCTCCTCCAACAAGATCCAGCTCAACTTTAACCACCCAGTTAAGGAGCTCGTCTGGGTTGTTCAACGAGATTCCTTCGTTGACTGCACACCTAACCAGGTCTTCATCCAAGAGGTCAACGGATGCCAACCATTCAACTACACTGATGACTTCAGCACAGAGGGCATCGTGATGGATGTTCTTGCACGTGGTTCATTGGCTTCAGGTGGTCCCAGAACAAGTGTTCCTACAACACTTAACGATGGTCCTTCAGGTCCTTACCTTCCAGGTTTGGGAATCCCTGGAGTTGGTCCCTCGCTCAACGGCGCATCATGGTTGGATTCAAATATTGGTGATGGCGGTAACGATCAGGCAATTGTCTTCGAAGACACAACCAACTACCTCCTCGCCAAGGTTATCCTCGATTCCGGAGTCAAGTGCGAAGGTAAGAACCCAGTTGAAGTTGCCAAGCTCCAACTCAACGGCCAAGACCGATTCACTGAGCGTGAGGGACGATACTTCTCCCGTGTGCAACCATTCCAGCACCACACCCGAACACCTTCTCAAGGTATCAACGTGTATTCCTTCGCACTCAAGCCAGAGGAGCACCAGCCATCAGGCACCTGCAACTTCTCACGAATTGACAAGGCAACCCTCCAACTCACTGTCTCAGTCAACACAGTGCGATCTGGACGAACTGCTCAAGTCCGAGTATATGCAGTTAACTACAACGTGTTGCGAGTGATGTCAGGCATGGGCGGCTTGGCATACAGCAACTAAACAACAAAACAAAAGAAAACAAAAGAAAACAAAAGAAAACAAATTTAGACCAGACTTGGTTTAGATTTGTTTTAAATAATCACTTTCAATAACAATGCCTACATTTACAGTTGGATGGGGTGGAGCTGGAGAAAATTGGAGT